ACATACTCTCTGCGCCGTCAACAACATTGCCCTCTACGACTGTTATTAGCATAAATGCTAGAATTGCGCCTTTCATTGGTCATAGAAATTTGGTGGCAAAAATACTAGCGGCTATGAATGGGTATACTCCCCATATAAGCATCTCTAAACGCTTAAACTTTTCTGAGCCTTCATCAAGACGCTTCTCAATATACTCGTACCTTATAGCGCATTCCCTTTGGTGGGTTTTAATTTCCGATAAAGCTTCTTGCGACTTAGAAGTAGGTGCCTTTGATTTGGGCTTTGCAGAAGCTTTTTTAGCGGCCATCAGTCTGTCTTTTTTGTAAATTGAATAGGGTTGACGGTTGAACCTTGCTTGGCTTTACCTATGTTAAGCGCAATTGTTTCCAGGACCGGATATATATACTTACCCATAAACTCGTTATCTTTGGGGGTAGGCGTAACTGCACAGATTGCACTGCTTACCGTTACAAAGAGGCTCGCATAAATAAGAATATCAGCTATAAAGCCCATTATTGTTGCTCCGCATTAGCTGCTTCTAGCTGCTGTGAATACCAATTAAACGCCGCTACATAAGTATCAAGCTGCTTTTGGTTTGCATTAATTACATTAGTGATCTGACCAATCTCTTCTCTAAGCTCCTCCATACGAGCAGCTAGCATCTCAGGGTTAGGGGGAAGCTGAACAACCTCTTCTTCTGGAGCCGTAACTGTAACTGTGTCTTCTTTAGTGTCTTGTTCCATCTTCCTCTACCTTCCATACATTTAAGTTTGCAGCGACTGTGCGCCGTTCTCCATCACCCTCAAAAGGGTAAACCATGTGTGTTAGCCAGCTAGGAAACATTAAGAGCTTCCCTACTTCTGGCTTGATAATAAAGCTCTGCGGGGGTGCTAACCGCTCTGTGTCTAACAAACTATTACGACCATAACTAAAGGCCAGACAACCATCTGCATTACCACTGGAGTTATACAGGCTGTACTCTGGGCTTCCCGCTGTTGGCTGATCTAGGATTTGTTGCGGTACTTTTGTCCATGTGGTGCAGGAGATTCCCATAATCGTTTTAGTACCATGATCATGAATAGGATTGTAGTCGCCCATATAAGAATGAACACTCCAAAGCTCATCAGTCATTACCTCCCGATTACCTTGTAAGGGATTGCCAGATGCAGCACAGAACTGCTTCACATAATCCATCGCCAACCCTTGAATCATCGTGTTGAAGTCACTCATCTCATCGCACAAGTAATCCATTGTAAGCTGTTGCCCGTGGCCTATCTGGCCTACTAACGTGCCCGCATGACTCTTACGTTCCTCTGCAACCATTAACTTATCGAGATAAGTATTAAGATCGCCCACCATATTCTCGGGCAACTGAGTCTCCAACATAAAGACTGCTGGCAGCGTGTGGAATGTATAGGGTTGCGGTTCCATTAGCTAGGAATGACGTAGCTGTTATCTGGTACAGGCTCTTTAGGTGAGTTCGTAATTACTGAGTCATATTGACTTGCAAATATTGCGTCCCATCTTGTCGTTGGGCAAAGCCCTTCTAAATCCGACTTAGACCAGTCTTTTTCTGCTTTGGCAGTGAAGTTAGTCGTAGTTGAACCGTCTGGCTCTGCCTCAGTTGCCTGAATAGTCACAGTTTTATTGTTTGTGTAGTAATCATCTTTACCTTCAGTGCCTTGCTCGTACTTCATTGTAAGATTCCAGACAACTACCTTACCGTCTAAAACAGAGGGTATAGCCCCAGTTAATGTTTTCTTTACCGCCATCACTATTCTCCTTTAAGTTTTTCGACTTCAGCCGAAAGTTCTTGAATTGCTTTTACCAGCATAGGTATCATTGCCGTTGGGCCTATCCTTTGCCTTCCATCAGAAGCATCTTCTGACCAAAGCTCAAATCCATTTTTTAATGAGGAATGCTTATCTATAGCCTCTTTAATTTCTTGAGCAATAAAACCATGCTGGTACTTATCATTTCTGTAGCGGGTTTCTGAATCCGCCACATGAGCATTTAATTCTTTAGGTATATCTTTTTCTTTCCGATACCTAAATGTTCTAGGTCTAAGATCATTAACAAAAGATAGCCCAACTACTTCGTCTTCAATTTCTTCTTTAATTCGCTCATCGGAAGGTAACGCCCAAGTAGTGCCTCCCATACTACAGTTAGTATCAAGAGTTCCATTACCGAAAACGAAAGTGTTGTTTCCAGTTCCAGTAACCCCATCCCCCATAACAATTTCATTGTTTACTGAACCTGAACTAGTTCGAGCAGATACACCAATAACTACATTATTAGATCCTGTTGAAAGCAAAACGCTATTATTTGCCGCAGAAGAACCTATAACTACATTTCCATTGCCAGTAGTAATACTTGACCCACAACTACCCCCGACAGTAACATTATTGTCAGCAGTGGTTATAGAGCTTCCTGCGCCATAACCCAGTCCAGTGTTATGCTCTCCATCGGTTACAGAAGCCAAAGTGGCGTATCCAAAACCAGAGTTATAACCGCCAGTAGTCATTGCGCCTATCGAGTTGTATCCCATTGCCGTGTTGCGTATGGCCGTAGTCGTGGAATCCATCGCATATGACCCAACTGCGGTGTTGTGGGTTCCTGTTGAGTTGGAAGCAAGAGCGGCATAACCAACGGCTACCAGTTCTCCAACACCAGTTGTGGATTCGCCAGCACCATGACCAACAAGCACGCTGTTTGCGCCCGTTGTTAGATTTGTACCGGCTATTCTGCCAATGGCAACATTGTTGTTTCCGGTGGTATTTGAGGCTAGAGCGTCCATCCCAACTGCAACACTGTTTGATGCCGCTGAGAGCGCCATTGCCATTGACCCAATAGCCGTGTTGTTATTATTTGTTGTCGCTGCGCCTAATGCACCGTAACCGACAGCTACGTTTTCATCACCCACGGTGATTGCGTCACCCGCTTGATAGCCGACCGCTACATTTGAATGCCCTTCGGTGACGTCATTAAGAGCATCCATTCCAACAGCCACATTGTAACTTCCTGTGGTGTTGTTGTACAAAGCCGAATACCCGACAGCAGTATTGCGCTCAGCTGTTTCGGTAAGGTGCATTGCAGTTCTGCCAACAGCGGTGTTATATGACGCTGTAGTTGCTACGCCCAAAGCAGCTTGTCCCACCGCTACGTTGTTAGACCCCGTGGTATTAGCATCTAGTGCAGCAGCACCAACTGATGTATTTTCTGAGCCTGTGGTGTTGGCTAACAAAGCCCCCCTACCTACGGCAGTGTTATTAGCGCCTGTGTTTAGCTTTAATGCACTTGTGCCTACCGCTGTGTTGTTTGCGCTTGTAGTGACTGTTAGTAAGGCATTATACCCCACCGCAGTGTTGTCCGAAGCCGTGGTATTATTTGATCCCGCAAGACCTCCAACAAAGGTAAGTCCTTGTCCAGTAGTATTATCTTTTCCAGCCTGAAATCCAACACCTACATTGTAAACATCTGTTGCTGTAGTAAAATTTTGTACGTTTAAAGCACCTTCACCAAGTGCTGTACTTTTGCTTCCTAAAGTATCTGCACCTAAAGCATAAGTTCCAACAGCTACGTTAGAGCTACCTTGAGTAATAGCATCTCCAGATACTGCGCCTATAAAAGTGTTTGCAAGCCCCGTAGTATTTGATGCTCCTGCCGATTTACCTACTGCAACATTTAAATTGCCTGTGGTGGTAGCCTCTAAAGCACTTCTTCCAACGGCAACATTGTTTGACGCTGTGGTGTTAGCTGAAAGTGCTAATGCTCCCACACCAACATTGTCAGCACCTGTGGTGTTAGCCGATAAAGAAGATTTTCCAACTGCGGTATTACTGGATGCGGTAGTTAAAGCATCTAACGAATTATATCCAACGGCAACATTGTAATTCCCTGTGGTGATATCATTTAACGCATCTCGGCCAACCGCAACATTTTGAGTTCCTGTTGTCGCAGCGTACATCGCGCCACTCCCAACCGCTGTATTGTAATCAGCCGTGGTTGCACTATATAAAGCCGATCTTCCCAACGCTGTATTGTGACTTCCTGTGGAGTTAGTTAACAGAGAACCTTCTCCCATCGCAGTGTTCTGCGCTCCCGTAGTTGTAGCCCCACCCGCATTGTCACCGACAAAAGTGTTGTCAGACCCAGAAGTCAACGCATCGCCCGCAGCCTCACCTATCGCCACGTTATCTGTACCTGTAGTAAGCCCTGTACCAAACGCACCTGAACCCAGACCTACGTTGCCCGTACCGCCTAATACGTCTAGTACATCAGTAACCGCAGCACCAGCTCCAGCACCGTCTGTGGCAACCATCCTGATACCGCCGTTTGGTATGACCACATTCGCGCCTGTTCCTGCGGTTAATGTGACTGTATCACCAGCGGAGTTCTGAACTACCCATACGTTAGAAAGAGTATTTGGAGCTAACGTGACCGTACAAGCCTGTGAGAGAGATCCTGTGAGGGTAAGGGCCATCGAGCGAAAGGCATCACTAGTTCCATCCTGCATCGTAATGGTGGCAGTACTAGCGTCTGAAAGAGCTTCGCTTGCCGCCCCAAATTTTTCAGCGATCAGCTCCAGGTTAGTATTTGTGCTTGTTCCCCAAGTTCCTGATTCATCGCCAGTGGCGATCTCTTTTAATCTTAGGTCATTAACGTAAGTTGCCATTTATGCTACCTCTTTCCAATCTGGTGTTTGACTGTCATCAATAGTTGACCAACCCGGTGTCTGGCTGTCATCAATACTTGCCCAATTCGCTGTCTGGCTGTCATCAATAAGTCCCCAAACATTAACGCCGCTTGTTGTACAGGCCGCTTCCACTCCTGTAACTGAAACATTCGCATCGCCATCAAACGTAACCGCTCCAATATATCCAGTGAGGGCATCCATCGAAACTTCGATGGTGTTGCTCGTAATGATGCTGATGCTTCCAAGCCCTGTTGTTCCTGCCACGCCTGTGACAGAGACTGTCGCCGTCCCCGTAACCGTAACCGATCCCAAAGTTCCTGTACCAGCAACACCGGTAACCGAAGTGCTTGCATCAGCCGAGACTGAAACTGACCCAAGCGTTCCTGTACCTGCCACTCCCGTGGGAGAGACAGTTGCCGTACCTGTGACCGTAAGCGTACCAAGAGTACCAGTGCCTGATACCCCAGTAGGACTAACATTCGCATCAGCGGATACAGAAATCGATCCAAGGGTCGCTGTTCCTGCAACTCCTGTGACGCTGACATTCGCATCCGCGCTAATTGAGACGGTGCCAAGAGTGCCTGTCGCATCAGGTACTGCCTCACCATTGCCCCACGTTCCGTCACCCCATCCATGAGAAGACGAATTCCATCCGCTAAATGCAACCTTAATGTCAGCCACACGTTATATCCTATGCGATTCTTATAATCGCGTTACTAGCATCTGCTGCTGGAAACTGGATAGTGAAGTCACCACTTGTAGATGTCTTATCTGCTCCAAAATCTAGCGCACACACTGCACGGTTAGCGGAACCGGCTGTCGTAGAGGAATTATAAATTAACGCCCCTCTCGCCGTAATTGAACTGCTTGACCACGTGCTGTCTGCAAAATCGGTTAATGCTGTTGTACCCGATGTGGTCGGGTCTACGTTAGTCAGCGTGTTTCCAGCCGCCGTATATCCCGTACCGGTAGCAGATACTTCGTTAGTCGTTGCATAAGCCGTAGTAGAAGCTGACATTGTTGCACTACTGGTGTACAAAGCAATCTTAAAAGTATTGCCCGTACCCGTAGTAGTAGTCGTTCCCCCACCAGAGCCGTTGTGAAAGTTGTGTATTCCCTGAAGTAACTCAGACTTAAAAGAAGTACACATTGCTGTCGTAATCGCCATTACAGTCTCCTTAATATATCAGCAATGTCTGGATGACCCTGCTGAATAAACTCGTTCATAAGCGTGGTTCTATCGCTTCTAATACCTTGTAGAATAATACCCAAAACCACATGATAAATGCGATTTTTAAAAGCTTCTGCCTGTTGCCTTACTATAGGATCTACCGAATCTGAAACGCTGACTATTTGTTCAACAGCCCGTTCAGCTAATTCTTCCGGAGACAAACCTCTATTTTCAGTCGTTTTAACAACAACATCTCCTATGCTCGAATCAACAGCTAACTTAAACATTATCTACCTTTTGAAATATCGTATCGGTATTCATCCTTGGCACCATAACCTTCTCCAAGATCTTTTAAAGCTGCAATTGCTTGTCCAAAACGTTGCTCATACTGAGCGGTTTCTTCTGGAACTTTTAAGAAAGTTGCTGCTTCTACTAAAGTACCATATAACAAAGCGTCTGGCGCGTTTGTTGATAACCATGTCGTTCCGCTGTCTGCGCCCGCTGTCAAAGAAGCGGGCCGGTATTTATAGTGTAGCTCAAAAGTATAGCCACTATCTGGGGTTGGGGCCAAAATAAAGGTAGTGTCGTCAAATAACCCGTAATATTTTGGGGTTCCCTCAGTTGAAGCAACCGGCGTGTATGAACGAATAAAAGAAACATGCTTAAACAACAAGTAGTTATATTCACTGCTACTAATAACCGCCAAGCTATACGGAGCTAAAAAGTCACTGGGAGTAGACAAATAAGTAGTGCCGTTTGTTGCAGTTCCAGTCACGTTTTTTCTAAAAACCGGCAATTCAATGTTTTTTAATATACGTTCTTCAGATTCTTTTATGAACGTAGGTAGTTGTGTATCAAACGTCGTTTCTGACGTTTCACAGTAATCTTTTACGGCTGTCTTTAAGCTGGAATATGTAAAACTCATGTTGTAGTCACCGTTACTGTACCCACTTGACCAATGCCTCGGATAGGCGTGAATGTACGCTCTGTAACTAAATGAACACCAACGGAAACTACCGTGGGTTCAACCCGGTCGGGCCTAGCGTTCCTCAAAGCCTGGGGATCATCTGCGTTAGGGGAAGGAAACAATTGCGGCTGCTTAGGATCAAATTCATCTGGACCAACCAAAGAACCGTTCCATTCCCGCTTCATAGAGTTTAGCTTGTATCGAAAACCAGAACGATCTGAGATTCCCCAAGCATATTTTCCTCTGGCAAAAGCTCCCACTACTAAGATCTATACGTTTCGTAAGAAGGACTAATACGAAGAGAAGCTCTATCACGGTCCTCGTCTAAAGCTCTTTGAATCTCTTCTTCATAGATTGTTTTTAACGCACCCATTAGTTGAGGGTTTCTTTTCATCGAAAGATAATAAGCCAAGCCCGCTGTTAAACAAGGATAAAACCTAAAAGGAACTTCTGCCGTGTTTGTGTACGCATCTACATCGTCAATTCGAGTAAGACGATTAAACTTAACAATGTCCGTGTCATTTTCAGGTGCGGGCCATATTTTCAAAACCGGAGTAATTTGCCGGTCTAGAAAAAACTGGTTCGGTCGCCCCGACTGTGACTTGTTTGGGATGTTTAAGTAGCTAGAGCGACTAACCCGTTGTATCTCAAAATCCGTCCCATCCCGCGTAACAACGGCAGATAAAACGTCAATAGTTGAACGAGCATCACTTAAATCCACCGCAGCCCCTAGAGTACTAGAAGCACCACTAGAACTGCCGATAATTGTTTCCCCATTAGAAAACGTACCGGAAGGTATGGTAATAGCCAAAGAAGTACTGGAAGGCTTGCTGGTAACGCTTGCCGTCGCGGCACTAGTTCCTCCAGTTATAGTTTCTGCCACCGTAAAGTTGGTGGAAGAACCCACCGTCATGGTTAAAGTACCGCCTGGATAATCACGAATGGCTGTTGCCATCGTGATTGAAACCTCTTCAATCGTCCACTGATTTAAACCCCGGTTTGCCCAATCCGCAAACAAAAGATTCAAAGAACGCTTGGCAGTCCTTAGATCATAGCCAGTACGGACCTCAAGCCCGCAACGTTCAAACGCTTCTTCGACGTATTCCGCAACGTCAAGTTCAAAATCTTTAGAGCCCGAGGTAGCCATTTTCTAAAACCCTATTACGCATGAAATGCGGTCATAGTGGTAAACGTAGATTGCGTATATTGTATGTAAGCCCCTGCTGTAAACAAAACGCCTTCTTCCGGAATAGCCACATCTCTAGTAACCGTTGCACTAGCTACAGTGCCGATTTTCATCGTACTGGTCCCCGCAGGAGACGTGATTAAAAAATCAATAGTTCCCGCTGTGCCCGAGTTAACAATATAAGCTCCTTTTAGCCTTGTTCTTCC